CACATCCATGCGGCATTTAGCAATGATTGCTGCCCCCCGGTTCATGATGTCGCCATCTACCTCAAGCGGCAGCTCTTCGGTTTCCATGAAATATTCGAGGCCGCGCAGCGGGGACAGAAACCTTATATGCGTCTCGCACAGCTCGCGCATTTTGTCGCGCCAATCCACACACTCGCCATATGTCCTCGTCGCCATCGGACCCGCTAGGTAAACCCTACCCATCGCGCGGCTCCCAAAATTCGAAGTCATCGCAAACATGGTCGTCCTCGACATCTTGTTCATGACGGTTGCAGTACCAACCGCCCCTTTCCTTAGCCGTACCGCTCAAACAACTACGGCATGTCGAAACCTTTGGGCGCTCGCCCAACCAGCAGCTCCCACGCTGGAAACAGCCACGGCAACGCCAATCGTCTATATTGTCTGTGATCTTCGGAGCATCCCCGCGCATCACGCGCTCGATCTTGTCGAGAATGGCGGACGCCTCAAACTCGTCGTATATGACGATCTCGCTCAGATACTCACTCGTATTCTTATTGTATGCCACGAACACACAGCTACCGATGCCAGACATCGCCATCATCATCTGCATCTGGCTTTGATATCGCGGGTGCGACGAGCGCACGCCTTTCTTCTTGCACTCTTTCCATTTGCGGTCATTCATCGACTTAATCTCCAACAGCCGCAGCTCGCCGTCGTACTGCATCTGACCGTCCGCGTGAGCCTGTACATGATCGCCGTGCGAGCGGTACTCAAACTGCCGACCTGTCAGACCATCGACCTCGAACACATCGATCTCAGCTTTCTTGAGATCGGCGACGACGATGTCCTCGATCACATGCCCCATTTTAAAAATGCGTTTTAGCTTGGCCGATGGTGGTGTCTCGGGAAAACCGCGAAAGGCATAACTCTGTTCAGCAAGACAATCGCCGCCGACCGATGACGCGCCAATGTATTTGCGCCTCTGATTGCGGCCTTCGCGCTGGTATGCTTCGTCAATCTTGTCTTCAATACTCATGCAAAAAAAAGAGCCGGGGGTGGTGGCAGACCCCCGGCTCCTCCCCCCCTCAGCTAAAACGGAATTTCATCGTTGAGTTCTGTTTTCGCTTCGGGCGCAGCATCGGACGTGTTTGAGGACAGGGAGAAGTACGCCCCGCTGCGTTTAATTTTCGATTGGCCGTCACGGAGTTGGCCGTTATCGTCAGTCCACTTGTCCCCTTCGACGACGTTGATGCCAACTTTTAGACCCTTCAGTGTGGCCACATCCCCCGGCTTGTCGGGGTTTGGATGTCCCGCGTGAACGAGCATTGTCTTCAACCTCTCGCGTGAGATGCGAGCGGTCTGATCGCTTTCATGGAAAATTGTCATCCATTCGCGGATCGCACCCTCACCTGGAACGGCGTATTCGACAACGAGGCACTTACCTTTGCCGTTCTTCGTCGGCTGCATCGCCGCACTTTTGATGCTCGCCTCGTACCGGCCCGGAGCCAGTGCTCCGTCGCCCTGGGTGTCGATGCCGCTCAAGTCTAAACTGCTGAAATCACTCATCTTCTGTCCTCGTTGGTTGAATTTTTGACTTCTTCTTGAACTCTTCATCACTCATGCTCATCGCACGAAAGAGTTCGGTGATGTCCCCCGTCCGCTCGACGGCCTTGAGGCGGTGTCGCGGATCGCGGGCCTTGCCGTGCCACCCACGAACCTCATCAGTAACAATGTAACGGGTGACTGTCGGCTTATCGCGGTCACCATCGGTGACGCGTATTCCACAAAAAACATGGTCGAAGATACCGGGGAGCTGCTTCATGACGCCGCGCCCCTGCAACATTGGCCAGTAGTGTGTCTGGCCGTTGTCGTCTTCCTCTTCTTTGGCAAGCGCCGTGACGACAACATGGAAGGGCAGATCGCGTACCCATTTCACAGCTCCAAGCATCATGCGGCTGTAGTCGCCCCATTTCTCGAAGCCGTTCTTAGAATCCTTATGAACTTCGGAAACATGCACCATCAACTGATCGGCCAGCTCGGTGAGGCTGTCGATCATAATCCACTTGTAGCCAGCCTTCTTAAACTCAGGTGACCCCATATCCTTGCAAATGCCACGGAATGAATAAGTTCCGTTTTCCGGATCGTGTTCTCCCTGCCAGCTCGTGAAATCAACATAGTCGATCTCCTCAGTCATTACTGACCGCAGCCCACCTTCACCGGAAATAATCAACCCCGGCCCAAACGCCTGTTGCATGTTCAACGCTTGCGTTGTTTTTCCCCAACCGTGATGTCCGACCAGCAGGCACTTGTGGGTATCGACCGTGCTGTCGCTCGTTGATTTACTTCTCCAAGCCATCTCGTCCTCTTAGTTTTGATAAGGTGTATTTTTTGGTTGCATAAAATACACAAGGTTTTATATTTCACCCTCTTGTAGCGATTTCCGTACAACTAAGCAAGTGAAAAAATGATCTTTCGAGTAGATAGGTTGGTCGACGAACTCGGTGGCGCGTCAAAGGCGGCAAAAGCGGCGGGCTTGCCTCGCACAGCGCCTTATCGGTGGCTGCGTTCAATGTCTCTGTCTCTCGAAACTTTGCTCCGAATAAAGAGCGCACGACCGGAAATCGTTCTCGACGACTACATGGAGGACGAAGATGAGAGACAGAATAAAAAGTCAAAGAGATGCGCTGCTAAACGCAGCCCTTGAGTATATTGAAGACGGCTGGAGCGTCATTCCGCTCAACCCGCACGACAAAAGACCTCTTAATAAATGGCGTGAATATCAAGATCGCGTCGCTTCTGAAGAAGAAGTGGTCGGTTGGTTTGACAAACACGAAGAGATCGCGCTCGGCCTAGCAACCGGCAAGACATCAAACGTCGTCGTCATCGACTGCGATAGCGACAGCGCAATCGAGTTTGCAAAAGAACGCGGACTTACCAGCCCATTCTCGGCCCGCTCTGGGCGCGGGCCTCATTACTACTTTAGCCACCCCGGCTCGGACGTTCGCAATCAACAAGGCCTGTGGGGTTGCGACGACATTGATCTGCGAGGCGACGGCGGCTACGTCGTCGTCCCTCCGTCGATCTGTAAATCAAAAACAGGCCAATACGTCGAATATCGCTGGGACAACCAGCCCGGTCTTGACTGGCATGACGACGCACCGCGCTACCCGCTATCGCCTTCCGTCGTCGAAAAGCCGGTTGGAGACGAGCTTCCCGATCTGACAAACATCGCCGCCGGAGCAGAAACAGCGAGCAGTATAGCGGCTCTTACCGTTGAGCGCCTCGGTCGCAAAATCGGACAGGGCGAGGGCGGTGGTAGAGACAATCTTCTAATAAAGTACGCGGGTGAATGTGTGGCAGCAGGTGTGCGTGGGTACGTCCTGCGTGATGCCCTCCATGAATTCATGGACGAATATTTCTTGCCGAACCCCGACATCGATCAGTCGGAGTACGTTGAACAAAAAGCAAAATCTGCCGAGGAGGCAGACCGACGCAACCACCCGGAGCGCTACGTCGAGCGTGCCCCCAAGCCGAAGGTGCCGCTTCGGCCGATCTTCACGTCGGACATCCCCCGTCTTCAAACGATGGTGGGTGACCAACAATACCTCATCGATCCGTGGCTCAAGGCTGGGAGCATCATTCAGCTATACGCGTACTCGGGCGCAGGTAAGTCTCGCTTCATTCAGACGGTGATGTGGCACCTTTCAATGGGCAACACCATCGGTGGCTTCGACATCGAGCGACCGGCCCGTGTCCTCTACCTCGACTATGAACTCGGCCTCGAAAGCGTGTCCTCGCGTTTCCGTCTGCTCCAAGACAGTTACGGCAATCCAGGCGAAGAGTACGGACACTGGTCCCCGGCTGTCCTCGCTCAAGAGGAAGGCGGCGTCATGCCCTTGGGGACGCCAGACGGCAACAAACTGCTGCAAGATTGGATCACTAGTTACAATCCAGAGGTGGTCGTAATTGACACACTGCGCTCTGCTTGGGCGGGTCTCGAAGAAAACGACGCAAACGCATGGACGCCGGTCAACCGGCTGCTCATGGCGATCCGCAACACGGGCCGCGCTGTCGTCATGATCCACCACGCAAACAAGGGTGGTGCCGACGGCCTTGGCCGCGAAGCCGGGTCAACGAACCAGCTCACCAACCTCGACTTACAGATGAGATTGACGCCGATCTATGAGGACGCCGAACGCGCTGACCAGTTCAACGGCCTCGTCGACAAGCCAGACAACCTTGGCGAGACGATGACGCAACAGCTCACCCGTAAGGCGGGCGAGCTATCGAACGGCAGCCGTCTGCTAGATGCCTACCGGCTCACCTACCACAAGACACGCGACCGCAACGAGAACATGCGGACGATCCATTTCGGCACGGGCGAGCGCACAGACGGCACTCAGTTTTTCGTCTCTCAGAACAGTCTCAAACAACGCGTCCGCATCCTAGCGGCTCGCGGGACATCAGCATTCGATATTGCGCAACACCCGGACGTGATGGTCAGCGTCCGTACAATAGAGGAGTGGATTAATGTCTAAAAACTCACGCGCGAGGCGTCACACAATTCAACGTGCATCCGAGCGCTATGGCGTGGACGACTTTTCTACGCTCGACATTTTTGGATTGAAGGAGGCGGTTTTGAACAACAAGGCCGTCTGTCTCAGCCGAAACAAATCGCGCGGCATGTACCTTGTGCGTCATCGCGACATCGTCTGGAAACTGGTTTTTGACCACGACGCCGACGTGGTAATAACCGTGCTGCCGCCGAACGGAGCTGTCCATAATAAGAAAAAAAGGCGGGGAAAGCAGCTCTCAAAAAACCAATTGCGTAAGAGAGGCACCCGAGCGTTCCGAGCGCTGACGGGCATATAATATATAACATGTATCTGTTCGTTTCTCACCGCCGCCCCCAAGGCGGTGGGGAGAAACTGAATTCATATATATATACTGGCTCCGCTGCGCGAAGCATTGTTGCTAAAATCACCCCTGTCAAGAACAAAATACAACTACCTGATCTAAGAGGGTTTTTTATACACCCCACGGCTTGTATTTTTGTCTCTTTATCAGTAAAAATAACATATGCCACGGCCCGTTCAGATCAGCGAAGCCGATATCCATTGGCTTCAGACAAACTTCGATATGCTCCACATCTCGGAGATCGCCGACCGTTTCGGCTGCTGCGTCGACACGGCAAAGCGCATCTGTGCCCGTCACGGCATCGGCTCCTTCGACGGTGCCAAGTACGTGCCCACTGTAGAAGTGCAAATGTGGGAACGCCCTTGCACCTGCTGCGGCGACACAACCCCCCGCCCCAAATGGCAATACCGTTGTGTGAAATGTAAATCGGCCGAGGACGTCTTCGGTCTGGACGAGCAATGGATTTATTGACTTCAGCCCTCCCCGGCCTTGGGGGCCGGTCGGGCGAGTAAGCGTCATGTCAGCATCAAAACGCAAGGGAGACAAATATGAACGCGAGCTTGCGGGATATCTGCGGGAAAATCTGGGCATTGATTGTCATCGCGCCCCTTTATCTGGTGGCGGCTTTGTTTTTAGTGGCGGCTCTGCCGATCTGGTTGGGACACCACTTCTCTTCGTTGAAGCTAAACGTACAGAAAAAATCAGTGTCCGCGCTGCCCTCGCTCAAGCAAATCGTAACAAAGCTACAACCAACTCCCCAGAAACCCCCGTCGTCATCACCCGCCAGAACAGAATGACGACGGGCGAAAGCCTCGTTGTCCTCACGCTCGACGACTTCCTGCCCTTCTATCGAGCGGCCCTCGAAAAGCACGGCTATGTTAGTCAACCTCCCGAGTAGTGCGAACCCCGAGCCTGACGAAGAGCTGGTCGCCGAACTCCAACGAATGCTGGCCGACGCCCGGATCGGCAAACTCCAGGGCATGGCGGCCGTCTACTACATGGCAACCGAAGAAGGATGCCTCACACTCTCCAGCGTCGTCTCAGGCGTTGCCTGTGCCGCCGAGATCACGACTGTCGGCGCTCTCCAATCGCTCTCAACCTCTATGTCTCTGTCGGCGATCCGTGACCAAGACTAATGCACAGCAAAAACAAGGCAGGAGCAATCGCCGAAGAGCACGTCATGATCTGGTGCATGGAGAGAGGCTACTACCCATTCCGTGCCATCATGCCGGTCGGACCTATCGACATCATCGCCATCAACGAGTGCGGGGACACGCTGCTCCTCGATGTCAAATGCCTCAACCGCCGCGTCACACCCGGCGCGGGACGGAATGTCCCCCAAAAAATTCACCGCACCAGAACGCCCATCCAAAAAGCGCTCGGTGTCCAACTCATTTACGTCGATCTCGAAACGGGGGACATCCACCTTGTCGAACACAAGAACTGACGACCTCAATTACATCGCCGACTTCCTCGAAGCGGCGGCCACGCTACCCAAAGAATACGACATCGACGTCTCATACCACGGCCTCAAAACCGATCCGCGTCCCTTCCTTCGCAAGTACGGCCCGTTCTTCGACGATGTCCCCGACGCCAAACTTTGGAAACGCATCTACGACGTTTGTTACACCCGCAACGTAAGGTGGCGAAAAATATGACCCCGACGGAACTGATCTGCGAACGACTGCACACCGACGATTTAGGTAAACCAATTACCACTTGCGCCGTGGACAGCCTCGATGTCCTCGAACTCCTCTTCGAAATCGAGGAGACCTACGACATCGATGTCCCCCGCGATATCGACAACGAGCTACGAGGCGGCATGAGGGTCGGCAAGCTCATCGAAATTGTCGAAGACTTGCGGACGACCTGACCACTAAATCTGTGCCAATCCTAATCGATGGTCACAGAAAAACAGTACGAATGCACTAAATGCGGCCGCCGCTTCGTCAGCAAGCCCCCCACGGCCTGTAAGGCGTGCAACGATCCATACGTGCGTGAGCTGCCGAAAGTGCCAAAGAAATGAGTTTCTCTACCCTCATCATACGCCCGAGCGGAATCTCTCCAGCAAGCGGTGGTCTCCTAGAACAGGTGACCGAAATCATAGAATCTCCTGCGCCTGTGCCTTTTGCGCAGTCGCCAATCCTGACATCGGATAGCGACAGCGGTCTAGGCGGAGATGGCGGCGCTGGTATCGGTGGTTCAACTGGCGACACCAGCACCTCTGGCGGCACCAGCGCCTCGGCAGCAGCGCCAAGTGCTTCGCCTGCTCCCGATAGCGCTTCAACGCCCGGCAATACTGTTGGTGGTTTGCCAGCCGACTTTGCTTCAAATCCGGTTGACGCCGTCTCATTTGGAGTTTCCAACCTCGCCGCCAATCCGGTCGATACGATCTCCACGACAGTCTCAAGCGCAGTCCAGTCCGCTGTCGACAACCCGGCTACAACAATCGGCGGTGTGGTTGGCAAATCCGCAGGTAAGGGTGTCGTCGGTGCCGCACTTGGCCCAGCCGCCTTTAGTGGCCCCATCGGTGTTGTTGGCGGTCTTGTCGGACAGACGGTTGGCCAAGGCTTAGGCGCAATCGTGGACACTGTCAACTCACCATTCACAGGCTTCAACTTTGGCAACATCGCCCGCGCATCAATCCCCTTCTTCGGAACACCGATCCGAGGCAGCAACTTCGGAGTTGGCTTCTCCCAAGAAGACGAAGCCGTAGCGCTGGGCAGCTTGGCCGAGGAATCTGTTGCGCAAGGCACACCAGCACCCGAAGGCCTCGAAGGTTTCGGCAACGTCGCCAACGTGGCGGAACCCACTACACCGCAATCTGAAATCGAAAGTCAGATCGACATCGCTCGCGCAAATCAAGAAATTGAAGACATGCCCGGACCTCAGACCCCAGCCGAGCAGGCTGCGGCGGACGCAATCGCCGACCGAGGTAACGAAGCCGAACTCGACGCCCCACCGGCAGGCATGGACCCGGCGGGCGGTTCCGGAGGGGGCGGCGGTGGCACCGTAGTCTGCACGGCGCTCCATTCTCACGATCTCTTTGACGCTCGCGGCTACTTCGAAGCCAACAACTACGGCGCTCACCTCTACCGCAAAAACCCCGCCGTCATGCGCGGCTACTGGAAGATCGCTCGCCCGTTCGTGTGGCTCGTCAACCACACGCCAACGCACGGCAAATACACCATCCGCCCGGTCATGCGAGCCATCGTCAAACACGTCAGCGGCCACGGCTCACCCGTGGGCGCACTCATCGTGAAAACCCTGTCCCCGATTTGCGCACTGGTTGGGAGAAAGAAGTGAAAATCTTGGGATCAAAGCCTGTCAAAATCATCGGCGCTGTCGACGACACGCTCGAAAAGTATGCTCGCTCCGTCATCGAAAACGGTGTCCCCCTAAACCGCGCCGAGTCCTCGCAGTGGTTCAATCGCGCCGTCTGCACGATCCTGCACCGCGAGTGGCCCTTCCAAACCGAACTTTGCACATTCCCACCGGGCGTCGACATCCCCGTCCACTTGCACCCAAACGTGTCCACCGTCGAATACCTCGTGACCGGCTGCCTCGATCTCATCATCGACGAGCGGCCCACCACATCGCGTGTCCCCATACAACTCCTCGACCGGCTGGCATTCCGCATAAACTTTGGAGAACCACACAGCGTCGAGATCGGCAACGAGGGCGCATCTTTCTTGTCTATCCAAGAGTGGCACGACGACACAGACCTCGACCACATCGGCCACAATTGGGAAGGGGCAACCTACTCAACAGACCAAGCGGAGCGTCTCCATGCCTCAGCACTATAAGCCTTCCACAATGCAGCCCGACATGTCGATTGGCATCGCCGACTTCGATGCCGACATAGCCCCATACCTCGATCCGCTCGCCCAGCTCGGCTACGACCAGTCGCGCACCAAAGCATTCGGCACGAACGTCAACGCGCGAGGCGTCTTCTTTCCAAAACAAGACGCCGACAAAGTCGCAAGAGCCAAGGGTATTGCTGCCCAACTTTTTCGCATGGCCAGTAAAGGCGCTCCCGAATTCGCGGAAGGCGACCTCGTCTACAAAAACACCGCTATCGAAGACACGCCAAGCAAACAGAAAACAACCTACGCGCACGAGTACCGTCATCGCGGGTTCGACCAACTGCGGCAATCGAAAAACCCGGACGCCATGAAGGTGTCAAATATGATGACCAGGGAGAGCGAGGAGGACATCGTCCGTCGCCTCGACAACCGCCACACCCTAACGAACAAACTTGACGTGCAGCTCCACGGCCAACCGGGACAGAACCCTCTCAAACGCAAGACGTACCACTCGTTCTCCAAGCTCGCCAAGCGGCTCGACAACGCATCGCTGTCAGAGCTTGCACGCCTAAACCCAAACATTGTCCCCGAACAAGAGGTCAAAGGCGCGTTCTCGCAAATCGTTTCAAGGTTTTTCGGAGGCAGCTAATGGCACGCAAGCCGATCAAAAAATCCAACATGAAATGCAACAGCCCCCGGCGAACACCCGGCGGCCCAAAAAAATTCGTGGTCAAAGCCTGTCAGGGCGGCACCGAAAAGGTCATCCGCTTCGGCGACCCAAACATGAAGATTAAAAAATCTAACCCGCAGCGCCGCAAATCTTTCCGCGCCCGCCACAAATGCGACAGCAAGCCACCCTCGAAACTCACAGCCCGGTATTGGTCCTGTAAAAAGTGGTAGCCAAACGCCTCATACAAGCCCTCACAGTCGCTCTACTGTGCGCTGGGTGCATGACCACCCCCGAGGTAGCCAAGCCCCCTCAGAAGGTCGCTAAGGCCTCCAAGGGCTACCTGCGTGCGGCGAGCGGCTGCGCTCCCCGAGTCGCCTTCTGTATCGTGGTGGAAGACGATCCGCCCATCTATTATGAGACCGAAAAAAAATGTCAGGAAAACCTCGAAGAGATGAAGGGGCTGGTTAAGTTCCATCTCTTCCGGCGATTGGTGCCCGGCCCGTACATGATCGATAAGATTTGCGGCGATAAAGCCGACCTCGCAAACTACAACATCTATATCAACCTTCTCGCCGACCAGATGCGCCTCCAACTCGAAGGCACAAAAAAAGGCGGGGGTGTTTAGACACCCTCGCCACGTCTCTTTTTGTCGATCAAACTCAGCTTAAATTTGTAACATCTCGGCCCACGCTTCATCGTTTTCGACGCGTTCGATGGCGCATTTAATTTCCTTCGAGTACCCCATCAGTAAGTCTTCAATCGCCGGATCGTCGCAGTCCTGAGCAATAAATTCTAGGGCCTTCTGGGCTTTCATCGCTTCTTTTCTCGGTTCCATTTTCTTCTCCTTTCACTTGCCCATGAGACCACACTGTCTCGAAAACGAGAAAAACTTTGATCGACTTTTTATGGTCACTTATTCATCTGACGATGTCTTTATATTAGACGCCGCAGCGTTGAGACGCTCTCGCCAGTTGCCATCAAGCATCTCATCCAGCTCATCATCGTAGTCACCCTTGTACAGCGCCTCCAAAAACCAATGGAAGTCGCGACTGCCAAGCTGACCAGACATTTCTCTCTCGCCGATGCTCTCCGCCACCTCGCGCATTGAGTTGACCATCACAACGTACTTGGAAAATTCGACGATCCTCGGATCGAGCAGCCGGTAGAGCGTCCGTTCAAACGCTTCGGCAATGAAAAGGTCAGTCGGCTGATACCAACCTTTTTTCGGTTGGCGCAGCAGCCCGAGCCCGACGCCGTTCGACAGGCCTTTCTTAATTGTCGACTCCGCAAAGTCTCGTTCCTTCAACGCGACTATCACTTCAGCGGTCGAAAACTTTTCTTGAGTGACCGAGAGCGCAAGACATGCGCGGCTGATCGGTTGCCCTGCACCTTTTTGTGCGTTGCTCCATTCTTGAATCGTCTCTCCAAGCGGAACCGGCCGTGAAATCCACTCGAACATCTCCGCGAAAAGCCGGATGCCCTCATACCGCGTTCGCCAAATAAATGTTTGAGGGCCAACCGACCATCGCGTTTTACGGCGTTTATAAATCAGGTGAGAACGCGTCATACTCAACAGCGCGTTCATAAGATGATCCTTGATCCCTTTCTTCCTGTAGGTGTGAATTACTTGTGACATCTCTCTCTCCTTTAATTTTTAAACCAGTTACTTGGGAGTGCAAAACAGGCAACCCCGGTGTGTAGAATCTGTGCAGCCAGTCTGCACAGCGTGTCCTCGCCAACCCCAAGCAGCTCAACGGTTTGTCCCCGCTCACAGTGTGCAAGCTGGTTCGCGCGCTGATGTGCAAAGAGTGAAAAGTTTGTTTAAATGATACGTGCGTGACGCGTGCTGAAACCCTTGAAAACCAAGGGGTTCACAAACATAATCTTTTACATGAAAGAGGACTCGATTATGTGGGATAACTCAGTCCTCCATTAAAAACTGTCCCCGCACCGCCATTTCTGTCCCCGCACGCCACGCAATGTGCAAGCAAACTTAGTTGTCCCTAATCCGCTCGAGCGTTTT